TATGGGAGATATACTCACGGCCGTTTCGATGTCAGAGAAAGGGTGGGACAAAACTCAACAAGATTCTGCCACAAAGCTAATTAAGGCATACGTCTCAAATCTGAATGATGACTGGGAGGAGACCATATCCCTGCCTGCAGACGATAAGGGGGTTAGCCAAACTGACACAGTGGACAAAGAAAAACTATTAAAACAAATAAATAAAAATGAGGAAGCGGGGATAACTATCGAACCTTTGGCGAGGCAACTTGCGGAAAAACATATCGCGTCAGTCAAAGGGTCAGACAAAGAATCTGAGGCAGCGATAAAGCAGCTAAATTTAAAGAAGATCCAGATAATGCTGCAGAAAAGGCGAAATGACTCAATAAGGGGCATTACCGAAAGTCATAAGTCATTCTCCCACGAACAAACACTACGGAACGCCCAATTCGGGCGATCCATGACTGAGTTGGATAAAAGTTCAGTTAATTATAGGGTTGGCATGGACAAGGCGGCTAAAGATTTTGCAGCATCTAATGTAGATGTTAGGGGTAAGACTAAAGAGCAAATAGTTGCCAAAATAACCACGAACAAAGCTCTAACGCAGGATTTTAAGTACGGAGCAGATGTATTTAAGAACACCCAACATTTGAAAGGAATAGGCGCCGAGATAGGGAAAAAAAGGGTCAAAGGACTAGATGAAGAAGTGGAGGTCTCATTGGCTAAAGAAATAGCCAAACTTGATGATGCGGGTATTACGGAACTGCTGAAGGTATTTGACGACATGGAAAGTAGAGGTCATAGGATTAATGAAGAGTTCGCCGCGATATTGCAAAGCTTAGAAGATCAATTAGACACAAACGTAAAGAAGAAGGGCCAACAGGAAAAGGAGCTTGGAAGAACAAAGGTTCTAAAGGATCTCGAAGGAGACAGGAAGGACATCCTTAATTCGATTGCCAATACTAGCAGGATTTCTGCTCTGAGGAGCGAAATTAATGCCTCCAAGGAGAGATTAAGTCTTGAGATGAAAATCATGGAGATTAAGCTTAAGGGAGTAGGAGGTCTAACTACTCATGGGCAACTCTCCATAGGCGAACAAGTTATGGGGGCGAATTCCTCAGCGCAACAAAAGATTGCCCAAAAACAAATAGCGGATAAAATGATCTCCCTCTTAAGGGATCCCTCTAGCGGGTTCAAGCCTGAGGACTTAGAAGAAATAAATCCTCAGCTTAGGATGATGAAAGAGCGTACGGACACTACACCTCAACAAGTAAGGGACCTAATTAGCCCTGAGAAAATGCCTTGGGTCGGCCAGCCGAAGGTCGACATCCTGGAAAAGCAAAAGGCTTTAGCAGAAAAAGATCTCCTAGCCGTACTCGCTGACCCTGATATGGGCAGAACAGGCAACACGGCGCTTGTCGAGGTTGCAAGGCTTGCACAAGAGATCTCGATTATGGAGAAGGAAATTGCAGAAGAAAAGGCGGAGATACTGATCACCGATAAGGATATAGCTGCTTCTTACCTGAAGAATAATACCACCCTTCAGGGCACAAACGATATGCTTGACCTTCATGTAAAGAAATCGGGGATAATCGCTGATGAGTCAGAAAGAAAATTGGCTGCAGAAAGAAAAGCTCTCTGGCATTTACACGAACAAAAAACAGGACAATTGAAAGGCCAAAAGAGAAGCGCTGAGGAAGGCGGGGGAACATATGGAGGGTCCATGAAGGAAGGTTATCGGGCTGCCCGAAGGGGCATGCAGGAAGAGATAACCTATTTTGAATTTAATTTAGCAGAAAACGTCACCACAAGTTTTCGAGATGGTATGGTTGAGGCTATGCAAGCGGCAATCAACGGAGCCGATGACCTAGGTGATGTGCTGGGCAATATTGCTATAAATTTCTTACAAATGATTCAGAAAGCCTTCTTGCAAAACGCAGCTAACATGATAGTATCTGGAGTTACTGGCGGCGGCGACAGCGGTGGTGGTGGCAAATACCTAGGGGGACCGATTCGTAACTACGCCAAAGGGGGAGCGGTAAACTCAATGGTTACTAATGGAGAATATGTTATGAGCCCAGAGGCTGTGCAAAAATATGGAGGCTCTTTTATGCACTCCTTAAATGCTAGGGGCAAGATCCCTGGGTATAAAGAAGGGGGGCTAGCTCCCCTCAAAAGCGGTCGCACGCTGACAAACACAGGAAACACAAATAGGCTCGATGTCGAAGAGCCGCCTCCATCCATTTTTCAAGGAATAATAGAAAAGCTTGAAAGCAACAGGCTGTCCTCAGCAAAACAAATTCAGCCTGGCTCCATGTTGTCTGCAAGAGGGAGCCCTGCAGGGGGAGGGAAGTTAGAATATCTAGGAGACAACTCTAACAATATGTATCAAAAAAGGCACATGTCCTCGTATTTTTATAGTGGAATGGCTGGAAATCAGCTCTTGAACGAGGACTCGTCTTCATCAAAACGAAATATCGAGGAAGCGTCCAGGAAGGCGGTTGAAAAAACCCTAAAAAGAAAACAAAGACAACAACAGATGTGGGGGACCTTAATTAGCACCACCGCATCTATGGGGGTAAACCTAGCGATGAACAAAATTGGAGGTGCAATAGGAAAAGGGGGAGTGCTAACCAAAGCAGCCAAAACTATGGGTTATTCTGCAAGCAATCCTCCGCCAGAGGGCCAACATGTTCTTGTTGATACCCAAGGCAATGCTGTAGCTAGCGTTCCAGAGGGACACTCTCCGAAGCAGAGTGGATATAACGTAGTTGATCCCTATAGCTGGAACCCTATGAAGTGGGGCTCTGGCCCCGACACCCCTGCGACGGCGATGAATATGGGAGCATACGGAAGTTCTAAATCGTCTGGAGCAGATTTCTTGTCGAAAGATTGGAGAAATCAGTTCAAGGAAGAGTATGGCTATGAAAAGTTTCCGTTCTACTTTAATAAGGCTGGAGCAGCCAACCAAACGGACGTTACGACATCGAGGGGTCGGGGCGGAATTGGATCACCCACAGGAGTCAGAGGGGACGCGATGGGCGAACAGGGGCATCTGGATTGGTACAAGGGTGCTGCAAATAGTGGGCTAGACGTGTTAGATTCCAGTAACATATGGGATACTGGAGGCTTTAGATTCGCCAAAGGGGGGATTGTCAAGGGGAAAAGCGGGATAGATCAAATCCCCGCAATGTTATCTGAGGGCGAATACGTAATTAAAGCAAACTCTGCTCAGGCAGCGGGCAAGCCCCTGTTGGATAAAATTAATGCTGGGAAATTTGCCGAAGGCGGCCCAGTGGGAAAAACAGAGTCTCTTATGGAGAAAAGCGACTCCTCTATGTCTGGAGGAGTAACTAATAACGTCAATATTTCCGTTAACGTAGAAAAGGGTGGCGGAGGAAATAAAAAAGAAGATTCTATTGGAGCTAACCCGAGCGACGCAGCGCAAGACGAAAACAAACAAAAAAAATTAGGGGAAAGGATTCGAGCGTCCGTCGTGCAAACAATACGTGAAGAGCAACGGCCTGGAGGGCTACTGTACGATTAAAATGAGCTTTTCGAATTATGAGCAAACAGTTATTATCGATTCGGTCTCTTTATCTGGAGTAACCAACGTCAAGGGTAGCTATAGCATAAAAGAAAAGCCAATTAAAATTGCGGGGGTGGGTTTTATTGATGCATTAGTCGATGGGCCTGCGGAAGGGGATTTTACAATTTCAAGACAAATGGTTAGTAGGGACCCCATTATTAAATACGCCCAAGACGGAAGTTATTTATATGATCAAGATTATATAAGCGGAGCAATATTGTATGATAACAACACTAAAGGTTTTGGCTTCACCAAGGGTCGGATAACGAAATATTCCGTAAGCTGTCAAGTTGGCGAAATACCTACTATATCTACTGATATTCGCGTATTTGGAAATCTGGGGAGCGGTATTAACGTAGCTCTAGCAACAAAGGAACACCCAAAAATACAGTTTCCAGATCAAGAAAGCATTAGTATCGTTGTGGGTGATTTTTCAGCAGACTCAATCACGGATTTCAGCTATACCAGATCTTTGGATATAAACCCTGTTTATGCAATTCCCAAGGGAACTTCTGTGGACTGGGTGGCGGGGACCTCTGCTAGTTTCGCAAATCAAGACCCCGTTCAGACTGACGTTCAGTACCCTATACAAACTGATATTACTTTTACAATGATCCCAAGCGAGTATGAGGTGAGGCAGATGAAGGATAAATTTAAAAAAGCCTCTAAAACAGATGTTGTCATAGATATACTAGACTCAAGAAGTAATGAAAGTGTTGCTAGCTTTACTGGAAAAAACGTTAGACTAATTTCGGAGTCGGTCAACTCGACAATTGAAGGGGAGATGAGTATATCCTTATCCTATAAGGGTTATGAAACACTACATAATCCAGTATCATGAAGCAACCTTTTCTAAGATTTGAGGATGGAAAGATCTCCTTGGGGGGGAAGGATCTACTTGTGAAGTCTGCTCAGTTGTCTGTGGAGCCGTCGTTAGAGCCTCAAAGGGTTTATGGGGAATATGACTCAAGTGTCGCTGGGGCGCGAACAGAATTCGTAGACTTTTCCCCACAAGGAGGGCTTCGCGGAAAGCTGGGCATTACATTTGTTATTAATGGCGACTTTTTTAGCGCTAATAGTATTGATAGATTGTTTGATATTAGTGCGGGCATGAGTGAGGCTCCGATTAATGAAAATAAGGTGGGGAGGTATTTGTTTAACTATATGTATCTCAAGTCTTTGTCTTTTAGCATAACTCCGTTTAAGGTAATTGAGGCTAAAGCGGACTACGATATATATGGAACGATTAAACAGGGGCCCGCCCAAAGGTTCTCGAAGACCTCGATTGATCCCGCTCATGGATTAAAGTCTTTTGGGGAAGTGAAGGCTGGTGGACAAAGAATGGATTCTCATGCTGACGGACAATTTGAAGTTACGAATTTAAATTATAACATCTTAGTAGGTAGGAAGATACATCATCATATTAGAGACTCAGAAAACACAACAATAAACACTAAGGCTGATGGAGTGGTTCCCCAAAGGGTTTCGGTGGAAAATATAGAAATCAGTATGACTGTGGAAGGAAATGAAATAGTGGAAAATCTTAATCCCATGGGAAATGTGCAAGCAGGCACGACCACGGAAAAATTAGAGCAATCCTCTATATCTGCATACCTTTATAGCCTGCGAGGTAAACAGCTCGCAAGGTTTTCTTGCACGGGTAGGATCATGTCGCAGTCCCTGGTTGTCTCTGAGGGGCAATATTCCAAAGGTAAAATAAGCATCCAACAAATAGTAAAATAATGGCAAACCAGAGGCCCGCATATCTTACTAATATATCCAATTATTCTGGAGTATTTTCTACTGGAGTTAGTTATGAGAAGTTTGATTTTGTTTTCAATACTGGAGACTATCGCTTCTATTATGCCAAGGAGGGTCTTGCCCTGGGGGGCGCAACTACTGCATCAGGAGTAAATAGATTTTCGTTTGAGGTTAACGGGCCTGCATCAAACGGCTCTTTGGGGCATTACTTCTTTGATAACAAAAATACTCTTGCAGAATCAGGGTTTAAGGTTGGGCAAAGGGTAAATATAGGAGGTTCGCTTAAGGATAATAATGGTTCGTATAGAATATTAGACCTGGAAAAAGATCTTGAACGCTCCATTGATGGAGGGGATATCATAACTGCCTTAGGGGCCGCTCGCCAACCCCTAATGAGCATTGCGCAAGGAAGCGAGCAATTGATAGAGCGGTCGAGTCATTCGGAGTGGGAGTCGGATTGGTTTTTTAACCCAAACTCAATCGATATAGCGAGCCTCGAATGGTGGGAAAAATCAGCAAATTTTAAACTTTACGGCGGGCTGTTTAATTGGGGAGGTCCCGATTATGGGGGCTACGTTGATCTATACGAAGACCTTGCGAAAGCTTATTCTGACTATACGTTAGGATTGCACGATGGGCAAGAACTCGTTCCCTATGGGGCTTATCCAGCAGCACCAAATACCCTGTACGACAACTCTCTTGCTAAGAGTGAGTGGGGGAACGTTCATTATTGGAAATACGGACACACGACCAGCGAGAATCGAAAACTCCCCTCCTTGAGCCAGTGGATAGTTAATGGAAGCCTCGGAATGCTATATATTTCCCCAGATGACAGCGAAGGGCGTAAAGAGGCATGGTTTTATAAAGACACATTGGGGTGGAACTGGACCAGTACTGGCGTTATTGAAACTGGATTTGTTTGGCTTGGAGACTCAACGGATAGCACCATAGGTCCAACTGGCTGGACTTACTGGACATCTACTCCGCACGAAAAGCATGCCAAATCCGCGTCCTTACAAGACCTTTATGTTTATAACTATAGCTCACAAGACTGGTATCTATTTGAAAAAGAGGACGGGAATGATCCTGGAGGCGGTAAAAAGGACTCTCCAGAAACTTGGGCGAGCGACCTTTTGCCTCCTGAGCCCACATGGATAACTCATCCATTCGATATTCCTTCAAAGAATAAGTTTACAAGGCTATGGGTTCAAGGAATTTCTCCGTCCACTAAATTCAACCATAACGAATCAGCTGGCAACAATAATGTATCTATAACTCCCCTGAATGTAAAACCATCAGAGAATCTGGATTCTTGGTCTAAGGATTTGTTTTTCTTTGACGCGGACTACGGATCCTCTGTCAAGTTTAAAACAAATAACCAGCGATATTCCTACGGAAATGGATATTATATAATACAGCCGAGGAATGTTAATACCATCGGGGCAGAGTTTGATCTAAAGTTTAAAAATAGAACTAATCGAGAGGCGAACGCAATTGTTCATTTTCTAGAGAATCACCAAGGGCAACATGAGTTAGATTCTTCGTCTTCAAAGTTAAAATACACAAAGGGTATTTCTGGTTTTAGGTGGGGCGGCGATTCTACTTTTCACCCCTACGACTCTATAGAAAATCAATCTAGAAACTTCTACTGCTCTAAATTTGATCATACATTGACTTTTGAGAATAGTAATGATCTAAGCGTTAAATTAAGAAATCTTGACGCCTCTATACTTGATAAGTCTAATGGTATGTTTGTTAAAGCGGCTCCAGATTACATAGATGGACACCCTTACGAAAAGAATGATGTGGTATTATATACTGGGAATCACCAGTTTTATTACTGCAATCCAGAGCCAGAGCCTGTGGTTGAGGATACATGCGGCTTAACAACTAATCCATGGCCAGGAATCTATGATGTAACGTCTGATGTTGATCAAGTCCCCGCCACGATTACTATGACTTATAGTTTTATACAATCGGGCACGAGGGTTTTTGACTCGAAAGAACCCCTATTCAGTGCGCTGTCAGGGGCTTATGCGACAACCCTGCAATACCCGTCAACAGGCGACAGTGCTGGAACTCAGGTCTCTCACGCCTCGTTTACTGGAGAAATTGGGGAAGCTCTTTCGGAATGGAAGATCGCATTCGAACATCTTTATCCTTGGTTAACTTTAAATTTTAAAAATTTAAAAGAAGAGTTGGGGCAACATGGGGCTTCTGCAACCTATGAAGGAGGAATGCCTAGCGACGGTTATGAAGGAAACTATAACCTCCCTCATGCTGATAATATTGGAGATCTTCGATTCGGAATGCATCATATAGATATAGAGGGTGGAGCAAGAGACTCCTTAGCCCACGCCTATTATCCTGGCGGAAGAATAGGGTCTATAGGTAATGTTGGCGGAGATGTTCATTTTGATTCGACAAACGCGTGGGGCACGGAACTTGATTGCGACCCTTCAGAGGTAAGCATTAAGTATATCGCAACGCATGAGCTTGGTCATGTTTTTGGGCTTACTCACAACTCTAACCTGGCTTCTATAGTGCATGCTTCCGCAACTCTTGGGCAAACTTATTCTGAAAAGTTTCCTAATGGAATAACTGAGTTGGATTTTAAATGTTTAGAAAAAATGTATGGACCTAGGGCAACCATCGTTAAGACAAAACCCCCAGTCGTTCAAACCCCAAAGTGGACTGAGGCATCTGGTTACTATAAAGATTCAAACGCTGATCTCTGGACGAGAGATTTTTATTGGAAACCTTCTCTCGGCTTAACCGTTGAGCAAGGGCCTAGGCTGTCAGAACTTAACTTGGGAGGGGGGTACACTCAACTCCATAAGGACGGAATAAACGAAAGTCTCTTGACTCTCAATCTAAACTTTAACGGTAGGGACGACAACGAAACTAAAGCAATGCTGCATTTTCTTGAAAATCATTATGGAGCTATCCCGTTTAATTTTTCTCCGCCAGCTCCGTACGAAACTCCTCAGAATTTTATTTGTGAAGAGTGGTCGCATACATACGACTACAAAAATAGCCACTCAATTAGTGCGAGATTCGAGCAGTTTCCTTTTAACTTTACTGCAGAGCAGTACTCTAATTTGGTTCCAGAGCTTGATCCTTTTTCCGCAGAGGCTAGAGCTCACGATCCCCCCTCCAGCGCAGAGCTGCTGAAGTCTGGAAATTTAGAAGCCTTAAATGCGACTGACCTGGGAAATGGTTGGTATCAATCCTCATGGCTTTGGAAGGGTTTGCCAGATTCAAAGAGCGAGGGCTTCTTTCATCTATCTGATAGTAATCCTGGATGGATCTATCTTGCTAATTCCTGGGAATGGTGGTGGCTCACTACGGGGGGGTACACTGCAGAGGGTTCGACTGGAGTGTGGATGTTTAAATCAGCTTATTCACAAAATAATACTCCTATAACTGGGCTAGATTGGCAGTGGTCATATTCTGGTATAATGGGTACTGGCGTGGCAGATGCATGGACCTTCTCTCCATTAAGGGGTAATGCAACTCAGAAATGGACGTCTGAGATTGGAACGGGTTGGTTTTATTGGAGACCTCCAGATATTAATAAGAGGGGGAAATGGGACTCTGTCGGAAATCGTTATGTATCTGGGGCCGACGCTAGGGTATGGGGAGCAGAGTCAGGTTTATGGTACGATGTAGAACTAGATGGGTTATCTGAGGAATTTTCTAACGACGGCGGTGGTGATCCAGTAGGTTATGCTGATCTGGAGGAAGCGCTCATTAGCCTCTTACTCGGCGAACAAGGGGATATGAACGACGAAGGCTTCGATCCATTCAAAAAATTAAAAGAAACATATCCCACAGAAGAAGAGAACGGAGAATTCGATCCTCCCGTACAGGAGGAAACAGGCGCTGATGAAACCCCATTGGTTTCGGAACAACCAGAAGTAAGTGAAACCCCGCCGACACTTCCAGTTGGCGGCAGCTTGATTTTCGCTGATCCGATAATTTTTTCAGGGCCAGAGCAAGAGCAAAAATGGATAGCTCCAGGCCAGAAGGGGAAGTATAGAGTGAGTCTTGAAAATGTTGGGGAAGCGGATGTTGATTTGAGTCGAGCGCGTGTAGTCGGGAGGTCTGAAGGAATTAATTTCGCCCTCCTTGGGCAAACCTCCTATGGGGGGGATAACTTTAAGGGGTATATACCTGGTCATTCTCCCGAAAAGGAATTAACCGAGGGGGCTCTTAACGCAGAATGGGGAAACGTGCCAGCGGTCAATAGGAGCGCGGTGGAGGATAGCGACAACTTTAGCTCTATGGAAGACTTCTTTAATGCCAATAGGGTTGACATTCCAGACAAAGGGCTTCCCTTTGATCTAGGTCTTGCGTCCAAGGGAACCACTAAGGCTATACTTTTTACTCAGAAAAGCTATAATGCACCTGCCGCTGACGGGGGCGCCTTTTTTAAGCTTCAAACAGGGCATACTAATGCGGATCTCAGTTTTGAGTATAGGGATAGAATGGTAAAAGTCTATGATCCTTACGCTGTTGACGAGTTGGGTAATTTAGTCGTCGGGGCAGGTACTGACTATCCGTTGGGGCTATGTAAGGATGCGTATTATCAACGAAACGATGCATCTATCCTTTCTGGATTTAAAGACCCCACGATTACTGCATACAACAAGAATCCGCAGCTTAATAAAGTTGGGGACTGGGGAGGTCTTAAGGGGGGTAAGTGGATGATGCCAGGCAACGGGGTCTCGCATTATATTGAAAGCGGATACTTTGTTAAAAATCTCACCAATGTATTAAAGCCTGGGGAAAAGGCTTTCATGGATATAGTTTTTAGTGGAATCCCCTCTGATAAATATTCAACCAACTCTACGGGCCCAGTAGATTTCCTTGCCTCTGGATGGTTTGGGGATGATCACTTGCCGATTGTTCCTCATCCAGTCAATGGAGATGTCAGTTACCAGGACTCTAGTTATAGAATAGAGTTTGGCGACGACAATGACGCAACCTATGATGGGAACATAGTTTTTGAAAATCCAAGAACTTATTATTATGGAGATCTAACCGTATCTAGCACGGACGCACACAGCCCACAAACTTCTGAAATAAGGGTTTTCGTGTGGGATCAATCGGAGTAAAAATATGAGCCACTCAACAAAAACCTTCAATCAACAGTTATTGTCTATCGCTCCAGATGTTATTATAGATTTGTATGAAATTGACTTTAGTAATCTTCAGGCTAATTTTGATGCAGTCAAAGACTTAGAGGGAATCAACTTTGGCGCCGAGCCTGCTTATAGATTTTGCCCAATGATCCACGGAACAAATCCAATAATATGGCAAGGCAAATCCTACCAGCCCCTTCCGATAAAAATGGAGAACTTTGAGCATCAGGCTGACGGAAGATTGCCTCGCCCCAAGTTGACCATAGCAAACCCAGAAGGATTATTGTCTATAGTGACTCACTCCAATCATGATTTTGCAAATTGCATGGTTACGAGGAGGAGGACTTTTGCTAGATTTCTGGATGACGAAAACTTTCAAAATAGAGGGCTTAACAGGGAGGGTAAAAATCCATTTGGCGCAGCGGATAGAGCGTCTCATTTTCCCGATGATGTTTATTTTGTAAACAGGAAAACCGCAGAAAATAAGGAGTCTCTTGAGTTCGAGTTGGTTTCCGCATTAGAACTAGAGGACGCTCAGGTTCCAGCGAGAATAGTTTTGTCTGGCTATTGTCCTTTTAAGTATAGGTGTTCGGTTGGATGCGGATATAGTGGATATCCTATAGAGAATTCTGACGGAAAGAATTTTAAGGACCATTTTCTGGCAGACGTTTTGCTTCTGGAAGACATGAGTCCTTTGGAGAGCCACCTCCTCGCCACCGCCGCCCAGGACGCATTGGGCCTCGCCAAAAAAAGCGTCGACCCAAGATTTCCAGAATGGAGCCCATTTGGCCCCAAAGGCTCCGAAGGCAATATAAGACCATACGAGGTGGGGAAGATGGTTCAAGTGAATCCAACCCACGAAACGGACCCTGCGCCATTGGTTTTTATGTGTATTAAATGGCACTCTACTCCAGGCAAGCATAATCCTTTGCATGATCGAGAGCATTGGGGGTTGGATGAATGCAACAAAGATGTAAGCGCTTGTAAGAAGCGGTTTGGTAAAGTAAACTCGTGGAACCAGTCTGATGAAAAGGGATTAAGATTCGGAGGATTCCCATCTACTGAGAGATATTCTTTTGAATAAACGAATTCTGCAGGATATTAAGGAGTACGCAAGACTCTACCCAGGTCAAGAAACCTGTGGTCTGGTGGTTCGCGAAGGAGAAGGGTTGTCGTTTGTTCGTTGTGATAACGAGCATCCACGTCCAGAGTCCGCTTTCCTTATGTCTGCTCAAAAGTTTTTATCCTACGAGAATGTTGAATATATTTATCACTCTCACCCCAATTCCTCGTCCGCTCCTTCGGATCTAGATAGAGATTATTCCGACGAATTAATGATGCCATTTTTAATTTATAGCTTGCCTGATGATAATTTCACTTTATATAAAAATAAAAGTGTATATTCTGATTGGGTATAAGGTAAAATGAAAACGATCCATCTTCACGGGGAACTAGGAGAACGCTTTGGTAAAAAGTGGAACTTTGCTATTGACACTCCGAACGAAGCGTTTAGTGCAATACATGCAAATACAAGCGGGTTTATTGAATATCTAAATAAGCAGGCGAGAAAGGATATTCAATATGTTGTCCTAACTAAAAACCCAGAGAAGCTTAAAACAGAAAAAGATTTCTTGAAAAACGCTATTACTTCCGATGGTTTAGGAATGCGCACTTCGAAGAAAGAGTTTCATATTATTCCTCTGATTCAGGGAGGGGGACCCGTAGTCGGAGCGTTTATTGTTGAAGTTCTTGTATATACCGCAGTTGCTATCGTTGTCGGCCTTATCGTGCAGGGCATTATGAAAATGCTATTTAAGCCTCCAGAGAAAAAGGATCCCGTAACGAGCAAGTCTTACTTGTTTTCTGGACCCCAAAACGTAGAAGCTCAAGGGATTCCAGTGCCCCTAGGTTACGGAAGGTTAAGAATCGGCTCTGTTGTCGTAGGGGCAAAAAAAAGCTCCCGCAGAGATAAGAATAGGAACACTTCTACAACCAGCCAGAACGAGGCGGCGAGGATGCTCCTAGAGTCCATCTCCGAATTTGAGTATTCGGAGTTGCTATGCGAGGGTCCAATTGAGGGATTTGTAAATATGAATGGGGGTCCAATATCTTCTCCAGAGGCCGTTACAGAGGGGATATTCTTTAATGAGGTTCCAGTTAAGAATACTCCAAAATACGGAGCTGGAATGGGCGACCCTAATTTCCTTAGGCCAGGAGGGGGAAGGGACGAATACGGAACTCTAAATTTCATCATGAACGAAGGAGTGGAGAGGGAAGATGGCTCCATGAAGATGAAGATGCCTCAAGTAAGGTTGGGACATGCTAAAGAGTGGGATAGCTCCTTCTTTGGAGAGGAGGCGGCCGAAGCTTGGGTTGGCACCTCATCGACGTCTAATTATCAGACTATCTTATATGGCGGAGCGCCTTATAGAAAGTCGTCGGAGAGGCTTTTTGCCAGTGCGGACTCTACGGTAAACAGCACGGGAAATGAAAAAGGCGATCTCACAACTTTAAGGCTTAGTTTTGAGGAATCTATAGCTGGAGGAGCGAAGCTTTGGAGCCACAGCGTAATAAATAGTGATGTTGATCATATCAAAATTAGCTTGCGCTCCATGCTGAGTCGCCAAAAGGACAACGGTGAGGTTGCACCCAATCATATTATGTTTGGCATTCGGGTAAGGATAGGAGATAGGTATTATAACCCCTTGGAGCAGAGCCACTTCCCTCTGAGCTCTTATTTTGTTAATGCCAGTAAGGTTCGCAACGATAAGGGTGACTTGTGGAATATTATACCTAATCAAACGAGAATTCATGGTGGTGTTACCTTAGTGAAAGAAGGTCAAAAGATTCGATTTTTCTCCAATCACATTGGGCTTCCGCCGCCACGAGACGGAGAACCCCGTCGGATGCTTCCGACAACAAATGAAGGCGTTCTGCTTGAGGATAAGGAATATTTCGTGCGAAATGTCGAACGCGGCGAAGATATGAAGATTCAAGGTTACGGAACTACGGGAACGTCTACTTTTGAAATATCTGAAACGATAGATGGTGCCGTTCTTACTTTTACCAAAAAGGGTGCGTGGACCAGTAAGTCCGTAGAAGCGTCCGAAAGGATCGGTGTCGCATCATATTGGGGGTTTGTGGAACCCTCTTGGAATCTTAGCTACAAAGGCACGCAAGAAATGAGGGATGGAAAAGGAGGCCTCAACCAGGTTGTTGGAAATATCCCTGATAATGCTTTTTTTCAACTAACGGGTTGTTGCACTTCAGAGTATGAATTTGACATAGAGTTTAATATTCCAAAGGTAGATGCTTCTGGATATAAAATACCTACGCTGGGCGAGGCTTCACAGATACAGATTTGCAAGTTCTCTTCGGAATTGGATCCAAGCGTAAAGTTTACTCCTGCAAGCATTAGCAACACAGATGAGTTTGTTCTTCCAAAAAATTACAGTAACTTAAACAACCCCGAGCCGATAACAGTTCAAAGAGTTCATACTGGGACTTCTCAAAACTGGAGGGTTCTTGTGCTGTTGGAAGCCTGGGAAAAAAGGCAAGGCTCTCCCTTTCCCATTCCGAGGCACTGGTGGACAACTGAAAAACAGGTAAGCGAGGGTATAGGCGGAGTCAACCAGATAAAAAATCTAACCATTTCCTCCATAACTGAATCCGTGCAAGAGAAGTTCTTGTATCCTCACAGCGCTATGATTAAATTGTTTTTTGATAGCAAGAATTTCTCGCAAATCCCAACGAGGTCTTATCATTTAAAATTAAAAAAGGTGCTGGTCCCTTCTAATTATGACCCAGTTTCGAGAGTGTATGATGGGCCATGGGACGGGCTGTTTCGTGGGCAGAGCACCTCATCCGCTTCCATTCATAGTGTTGATGATAGGGATTTAGCGTGGACAGATAACCCAGCTTGGATATTTTATGATTTGGTGACTAACACTAGGTATGGATTGGGCAAGTTTGGGGTGGGTGAGGCTAATGTGGATAAGTGGCAGTTATATAAAATTGCAAAATATTGTGACGAATTAGTTGAGACTGGCTATCCCTATGAATCCCAAAGAAGAGGTTGCCTTATTAGCAATACCTTAGGTTTTCTTAAAATAAACACCTCGGACAACGGGGGCGTTGTCGGCTCAGACTGGGAGAATCATTATCCCACTGAGGGCAAATCCGCAATGATTGATTACGGCGCGAGGAATAAAATGCTGCGGAGGGAAGCTTTGAAATCTGGAGGGTCGGATGAGGTGTTCGCAGTTGCAGTGGAAAACCTTACTGCGGAAGAGTTTGAATTTGAGTTTGGGGATAAGTTTAGCTTTAAGGGGAAGAGGGTCGCCTTTTTCATAAATGAAAATAGCTCCGACGACGTGAGTGCATCTTCTGCTCAATTATTCGCGTGGACTGATGAGGGAAATAATCCAATAGGTTCTGTTGAGGAAAGGGCTATTTTCTGGAGCAGTAAACAGGATAGAACGATTTACTTGAAAGGTCCAACTTTTGCGAATCACCCCCTGGCGAAGGAGTATATTGATGCAACCTTGAATGATTTTGATACATATGTTGACTACAGCGGAAACACAGACCTCTTGGCGGCATTTAATTCATATGCTGCAGGAACCCAAGAGGGGCAGGGGGGTGTGGCATCTGCGGCATATGGAGTTTGGAGTAAAGACTTACCTAAAGAGGGGTGGGGTTTTGCCCATTGGGAAAATCACGGCCAATTCGAAACTACACGCCACATGCCAAAGAAGGACGTTCGAATCCGCGGCTCGTTTATAGTTGGATCGAATGCAAAATGCATTACTCAAAATAACTACAACTTAGTTGAACCAAGGTTTTCTGCGAACATGTATATAACCGACAGGATGCAGGCCGTAAAGATACTGAATCACCTGGCCTCTATATTTAGGGGTATAGTCGCTTATTCAGGAGGGAAAGTTCTTGCGATTCAGGACGCCTTAAAGGAGCCGATTCAACTATTTAATAATTCTAATGTTTCTCCAGACGGATTTTCCTATATGGGGACTGTGAAAAATAAAAGATTCACAGCTGTTTTGGTTCGATATAATGATAAGGATAATAACTTTAAGCCCGCCGTCGCGTATATGGAGGACGCTGATGCAATAAATAAATTTGGATATATAGAAAATGACACAATCGGCTTTGGGGTAACTTCTCCCAGTCAAGCTCAAAGGCTAGCCAAATGGATTCTTCACACCTCCCAACTGGAAACTGAAACCGTAACTTTTGTCACAGGGCAAGAAGCTGGTTATCTTTTTCCTGGATCAATTATAGAAATTTCAGATGAATCTAGGGCTGGGTCGTGGAGAAGCGGTCGTCTCTTGGGGGTGTACCCAACAACAGAAACTAGCGACTCCAACGGAGAATCCATAACAGTCAATTCTTCTTATTTTGCTATAGATAAGACTCCTTCTGCTCCGACAACCGATAGGGTGGAGATTACCGTTCCTGCTGGTAGGGCGAACACTGCTCTACATAATCTAGACTCGAGAGCCGCTTCTGAAGGCAGCGCAGAAGATCAAGACTCTGAAATAGCAAATGTCCACGCCGCTCAGATGTTTAAATTTGACGGAATAATCTCCTCCTCTTCGAGTCAGCATACTACAAAGGGGCCTCGGGGACAGGATTCTATAATAAGAGACTTGAAGCTCAAGACGATAATCCGAGTTAAGTCTGAGGAAAACAAAATTACCTCCCCCTCTCACGGCTTAAAAATGGGGGATCGGGTAAGCTTTGTTTCTGAAGGAATTTTGCCCAAACCTTTAAGCAAATACAAGAGGGGGAGCACTGCCTATTGGGTGGTGGGCGCCACGAAGCACACTTTCCAAGTTGGCTTGGAAAATCCTTTTCTACCTCCCGCGAAAAGCGCCGTGTATATGTCATTTTTTCCAGAATATAAATCACTTCATACTGCAGAAAATCAGTGGGGATTACCCCTAACGTTCTCAGACCTAGGAAGGGACGAATTCAATAACGAAGGTGGGTATCACTATTGGTGTCCAGAAGATCCTAAAAAAACTAGGGATGCAGTCTCTCAGGTGATGATCGGATCTCCTTGGGCTATTAAGGGTAGGGTTGGAGTGTCGGAAGATTCTCCGCTTGTCCTCGCTGGAGGAACCTTAGATAAGCTTTTCGGAATTTTTGATGTTGTAGGAGGGGTTGATGCGGGATATGGTTGGTACGAGTCTACCTGGCTTGGGTATTTTCAGATCACTGGTGTCGAAGGGTGGGTTTATACAACCTCCATAGGTTGGATATATTCCAAGGAAATTTATAATAGAGACCCAGGTAGCGACGATATATGGTTTTGGAGCACCTCACTCGGGTGGATTTGGACTAATGATGATAATAAAAATACTTATTGGTACGTTAATGCGCGGGAGAGTCTCGACGCCTCAGCAGCTGTCTTCGCTGGATGGCTATATATCTCTAAGCTACCCTCTCACTTTTTCGTATTTGTGGATAATGCCAGGGAAGCATTTGTTACAAAAATGAACGAAGAAAAACGATCAAACTGGGTTGGAACCTCTCATCGTATAGGCGGGGGCAGTGAATCGTTTAGTCTTATCGGGTCTGTAGAAAATCTGGGGTATTGGTTCGCAGCCAGTCAGTGGAAAAAGGGAGACTCGACCAGCACCTCTCCAGCATCCCCGTCTGCTCTGTCTAAAGCGGCTCTGGCCGCTAGGGATCCAATCTCTGCCATAGACGATATACCTATTGTGGAAATCTCCGCCTTGACGGACAGCCAGTCTGCCCTTGGAAGTTATTCGATAAAAATTAGCACTTATAATCCTGTGGGATTGGTTGGGAACTTGCATAAATTGGAAACTGGGGACGAGATTAGAATGAATGGAACTGATTCTTCATTGTATTTTGACTCAGATAGCCAAGATTTGGATAATGAGTTGATTGGCTCTGACCCGAATCCTGATCCTCACCCTGGGAAATATTGGGTAATAGTTAGGCTTAATGAATACGAGTTCGAGTTGCAGGATTCGTCTGTCGCCGCCAAGCTCATGGATGGGGCAACAATCTCAACTAAGGGCAGTATAAACAAGGAAAGGCGCCCAGAAATCTCCGTAGAAAGGAAGCTTCAGGGGCAGTTCTTTAGAACAATTTCCATTAAAGAGGCTTCTGGTGGTAAATATGAAGTAGCTGGACTTGAATACAACCCAGCGAAATTTGACTCGATTGATAAAAAGACCGTAATCAAGAAGCCTTCTTTGCCTATGCCTCCGCAGGAGGACATGTCTCTCCCCGTCGCTCCAGACGATTTGAAACTAGTCGACTTAAGTTACAACACGAAAGCTCAATAGAATGGAAAACATGCAAACTTCAATTGGGATAGGTTTTGACGTTAATGATGTAAAGTCTTCTTATGAAGTTATAGGCACTTCAGATAATTATTCTTTCCAGGAAAAACTAGGAAGGGGAGGTTCGCTAGTTCTCTCTGAAGGGGAAAGATTTGAAAAGGCTATATCTTTGAAGGGTAATTACGGTTATTTTAATGTTAGAGTTTTCGCCGTAAGCGATATAGGTATCCGATCCTCATTTATTGAATCGGGCATACATATTAACCCTCCCCAGTTCGATGACACTTTTACTTTTTCAAAACTCGAAATCTCTAACCTTCCCAAAAATCCAACTGTAGGGTCTGCAATTGCGAATCTGCCAGAGCGTGAAAATAATATTCTCTCTGTTTCGTCTGAATATGTTGGCTCAGAAGTGCAATTTAACTGGGAGTTGACTCCTCCTCCTGGGCACTCTAGGGAGGGAACCTCTCTCTCGGACCAACTCCTGTCTGATGATTTATTTGACAAATTCTCATTGGAGCTAAAAAACGAAGGGACTGGTACGCTGGGGAATTTAAACGAATGCCAATCTCTTGTTTCATACTTAAAAACCCAAGATATATCTGGGGCTTTTTCGAGCTACAAGAACTTCTCTTTGCTTTTGGATGAGCAATGTTTCCACGAACTCAATATCGACAGGGCTTTTTCCCTTAAAGTTGTCGCTCACGACGTTTTTGGAAATACCTCTACAGGGGTAATAACTGGAACAAACTACAAGCCAGTAATAAATACCTTCAGCTCTTCTGTTATTGATTCCATTGCTGTTTTTCAATGGGGTCTTTTTGATACAGATTCAGCAGGGGTTTATGTCGGTCAGTTGGGGCTTCCTTATGGCGCTAGCTTGTATGACCCAAAAAGCTTAAACAAAAGCTTAGATCATCTTAAATCTCTTCAAGGCGCAGAGGCATTTTCTGAGATGCGCACTTATGAGTCTGGGGAAGTTGCTTTATATTATGAAAATGTATACAAAGCCTCAGGAGACTTTGATGGCGCTGGAGTATTTAACCTTGCAGATTGGGATAATCTGGGACCTCCTATAGAGTATCATCATCAAACCTATCACCAAGATTCTGATGAAATTGCCCTAGAACAAAATTGGGGATGGTCTTATTGTTATGCTTTTCAGCCTGAAGACGGCTACGGAAGGGGAGAGGTACATAACTTAATGCAAGACGGGAATATAGCCACAGGGTCGACGCTGGGGCAATTTAGGTCTACTTTAACGATTGCAGATCTTCGCTTTAGTGAGAGCGCTGATTCTTTTGCGTTTAACTGGAAAGTTAAGGATGATTCAGATAATACTATCGACCTTAATCGTTATAGGTTTTTAACGGATAAATCTGCTGGTATCGCGCCCAGGGTATTGGGGCTTAGTGGCTCCCTCTTTGATGCTGACACGAATCTATTTCTCTCTGGATTAACACAGGGAACCACTCAAGACTATAAGAGAAACACATTAAATATCGACAGCTTTGAGTATAAAAGAGAGCTAAATAATTTATTATATGGTACTGAAGGATGGCCTGGTGTTCCTCAAGCCTGGAGCTCTGCGGAATCATACTCTAGTGGGGATTTGGTTTTGGCTGATACTTTGTATGATATCTGGTCCGCAACTTCTGGCGTCGATTCCGACGTTTCCCCTTATGTGTCTCCAACGTATTCATCATGGAAATCTAGTGGAAATTATACCTACCAGTCCAGCCCGCTTTACTACGATGTTGTTTCACAAGGAGGTTCATTATATGCTCCTACTGGCACTGGGTCTAAGTATGTCATGGGGCCGCTGGGCAATAATGTAAGCGGCGTATATAATGAACTATTGGATTATGTATCTGGAGACAAGGTTATTTGCCCCCTGTTTGTTAATATTTATTCTTCTGGGGAGGAGTACGCCGTTGGAGATAAGGTTTTATATGAAGGTAACATGTATAAGTGCGGCGTTACTCATGACCCTATCGATCCAGTTTCCCCAGGCGGGATTTATCCTCTGTATGTTGGAGTCGTAAAGGATTGGTGGTGGGCGGATCCATTCAGGGATGCTTATTCTGACGTTTATTTATGTACTGGTGCGAATGGCACGGGATCTGTTAACCACCTATCTTTACCAAGTACTGGATATCGCCACTGGCATTGGGAGGTTCCTGAGACCTCTTCTGGCTGGGTTAAGATTATTGACGCTTATCCGCTATCAGCTAAGGAGTGGAGCGACAAAGTAGCTTATACGGCTGGAGACTTTGTTTCTTATTCTAATGATATATGGAGCGGAAGCAAGTATAGTGGGCCAATGTTCGCTAACGGAGCCCAGCCCCCCTCAGAAGGGTCTCTTTACTGGGACAATGAGCCATATGGAAACGATATAACTACCAGTCACCAAAAAGGCAATAAGGCTTACTTCTATAACTCTGTATATACCGCCTTAAGTGACAACCCAACTGGCTCCCCCATGAAGCCGATCCAAGGTCATTGGGGCGTAGACTCTCAATGGATGCCTTATTGGGAACAAGTACAACTTAACTCCAATGTTGTCTATAAACACTTAGCAATCCCGCAAAGCGGAAAAAGAAGCGTTGGTTTTGAAATAGGAATTATTGATAGGGACGGAAAGCTCATTAGCTCTGAAAAAATCACTGCAGATAATCCCGCTCCAGCAATTCAGCAAGAGGGGTTTTCGGTAAATAGTCTAGAGGAAGCTGAAAAGGTCAAGTTTAACTTTAAGTACGCATTTGGACACAGGGAAAAAGTAACTAAAGTTGAGCTTTATAGATCATCTAGCGATTCAGATTTATCCATACTTGACTCAAACGGACTTCCTGGATCTGGAGCACCCACTTTTGTGCAATCTTATTTCGGAGGAGCAGAAAGGGATTTTGGTCAAAATATAACCCAAATAACTGACACTCCCCCCATAACTAACATCCAGGGAGAGGATCAAATTGTTTCGAATTATTACAAAATTCTACCATACGATGACTTTGGTAGTGGTTACGAGTTCGATGTGAGTGAGTGGTTGGTGTCTATTGGGGAAAGTCCTGGGGTTTTGTGCTACCCAAAAACCTTAAATAATAAAGATCCAAGCGTTCCTCCTGGGCCCATTCTTCGCCTTGCGTCTGGAGATATGCCTGGCGCGCCTTCAGGCTTCTCTGGAAGCTCTTCTTTTGAAAATTATTTTCTAAAATGGAGCATCCCTCCCGTTCACCCGCATCTATCCCCCGAAAGACAACCTAATGATCTTAGTCATTACGAATTATGGTCTACTTCCAAGGGCGCTGCAGGAAACGATGCTCAGGATTACTTATATTTTCAAAGCGAAGCAAGCAAGTTAACCCATTATAGCAATACTGGCTACAGGAGAATACTTGGAGATGTTTCGTCTGTAGGTCTCGTCCCTAATACTCAAGTTGATGCCTCCGAAGGAATTACAAACGCAACCAATATACTAAATGTGGACGCGTCTTCTCCGTATGTAAATATATCCGTCAAGGGGAGCTCGAACGAGAAAAGATATTTCTGGGTAAGGGCTGTTGATCAGGCTGGGAATAAAGGGCCATTCACTGGCAGTGCTAATTTGGTTGGGAGCGACGTCTTGGGTTTGGATGCGGGAACTCTCGGTCAGGTAAAAACCACAGACGTTGCAGATTTTGAGCAAAATATAACCAAGACGTTCCCTAATACCTTAGCTCTAGTCCCCACTAATCCATTTGAGAATGAAGATCCAAACTCCAACTCTATTAGTTGGCCGCAACATTTTCTTTATCAAGATGGAGATGGTTATGTCGTCTCTGCGGGTAATACGGACGACTCTTATGTATACTGGAACTCAACTGGAGATAACGTAGTTGCTCTTACCTCGTCTCAATCTGGCGAGCTAGGCTTGTTGCCGTCTCAAACTATAAACTCAAGCAATCCCCTGAGAAATATTGTCTGGAGCGGAAGATATGACTCTATAGATCGTCATCCAGCTGGCAATAATGCTCAAGCCAGCGTTTTAGGGGAGAATAATTTCATTATCGCGAGAAACAGTAATGGCTTGGCCGTCCCGATGTGGCACGCATTTGCAAATGCCTCGATAGGAACTGCGCATATCCAGAACGCTGCGATTACAAATCTGAAGATTCATACTATGACCGCAGATAAAATAACTGCTGGAGAAATTCATAGTGAAGATGTTCAGATTGGAGGGACTGGACAAATTAGGTCCGCTGGCTTCGAAGGGCTGTCTGCCCCTGTTGGTCAGCAAGGTTTTGCCCTAAGTGGTGACGGCAGTTTTATATTTGCTGGAGACACGGGGAGGTTGTACTTCGATAATGGCGTCTTAACTATCGAAGGTATTATAAGAGAGAAAGACGGAAGGCCGTTTACCATGACCACGGTAAGAGCAGAGCCTAGTATGTTTAAGTATACCCCAGCGGGAGTTGCGGATGGGCCTTCATATATAGATATATATGCGCAATTTCAAAACGTAGATGCCCACCTGGTCGAAAACGATATAAAATGGGCTATAGAGGGAGGGCCTACGTTAAACCCTTTCTCTTTGGGTTTCTCTGATTCTCCATCGGTTGGACAAGAAATCAGCGGATTCACTTACGAGGGTTATAATGCAACCTCTATGGAGGCGCACGCAACGCTAACCTTAACTGGTTTTAATGCTATGATAAGCGGTTTGCCCCCCTCGTCCTCAAGGTCAGACAGCGTTACGGTTTACGTCTCTGGATTTGAAACTAGAGCAATACATGCTGTAACTGTATACAAAAATGAAGATGGGGAAGCTGGGGTAACCGCCAATATAAACGCAGGAACTCAAGCGTTTGCTTATGGAACAAATCCTGCCGACGGGCTGATTGGGCCAGCAAGCGTTGAGGTGACTGGCGAAAGCTTTAAGTCTTTCGGTGATATATATTATCAGTTCTATGTTACTGGGGGTGAAGTGCAGAACTCAAATAGCGACACTACTATTACATACACTCCTCCCACTGGCTTTAATCAGATGCCAGAAAAAATAGAGTTGATCATAAGGGATGGCGCAACCAACGGCCCGATCCTAGCTAAGGACGCATTTACCATGTACGGAGTTAAGGCTGGCGAAGACGCTTATAGCGTATTTTTGACTAACGAAGCTCATACCTTTCCAGCAAACGAAAACGGAGACGTTTTGTCTTCGAATTTATCTGACGGCTCAACAGAAATAAGGTTCTTTAGGGGGGACGATCAATACACTTATTCAAACGGAGGGTCTGCGGCAAATACATATAGTGTCGCATCCAACACGAATGGAATTACTTTAAGTAGTGCCACTGTTGACAACCAACTGAAATTAACTCCCACAGACGTAACCAGCTCGAAGGGGTCTGTGGATTTTACTATTACAGATAATAAATATGGAGATTCCTTTGATAAAAGTTATACTTTTTCCGTCTCGTCGGTAGGCAGTGGAGCCAGAAGCGTCGCTTTGGCCTCAAGCTCTCAGGCGTTTTCCTATTCGATGCAGTCATTAACAAGGGCAGAACCAACGGGGCTACTGGACCCCGATGACCAATACCAAACTGTAACTGCAACAGCCGAGGGCTTTACTGGTACCCCATATTACATTTTCTCGACTGGATTTTCAGGGGATATGGAAGCAAGTCACCGCGGGCCATGGAGGTCGCATTGGCTTCCTCATCACACATATTATCCCCAGAAGCTTTTCGATGATATGCCAGAAACGCTTGAGGCGAGGGCTTATGATGGAATTCAGTGGACTGGCACATTACTGTGGGACGGAGACAGGTCTTTATCTCCCGATGATGTTTTCCATTTTTACAATTCCAACATGAATCCTCATTCTACTTCTTGGGATTCGGACCTGGGGCACTATGTTGGAGAAGGAACGGGTTGGATGTATCAAAACCCTTATCCCACGCTAAAGAATCCGCTTATCCCATATTACTCCCTCTGGAACGCTGCTGGTGGTGATGGTCGCTTTAATCCATATGGACCTGTTTTGGCCTATGACCAAGTAACGATGTTCGGCTTAAAGCCTGGCGAGGACTCCTATACCGTATTTTTAACCAACGAAAACGTAACCTTTAAAGCAAACGAAAAAGGAGAAATTTCCAATTCGGAGTTTGAGCTAGGAGCTACAGAGGCGAAATTTTTCCACGGACTACAAGAATACAGCTACGGATATGTCGGACAAGCTAATACATTTGGCCTTAGTACTTCGTCCCCTGAACAAGGAGGGGCCCTCTTCAGTATCAATGGAGGAAAGGCAACTCCTACAAGTGTAACCCCCGACAATGGCACTGGTTTTGCAACTTTTACGTTTTTTGACAACACTTCCGATCTTACGTTTGAAAAGAAATATACTTACACTGTAGTCTCTGAAGCTAGCGGCTCTAGAACCGCCTCCTTTGAGACTGCGACTCAGGCGTTTTCCTATAATCAAACTGGATCTCTTGATCCTGATACACAAAGTACGAAAATAACTGGTTCAGTTTTAGGTTTTACTGGGGTGCCGTATTATGATTTCATAACACCAACTGGAAGCATCTTGGGAACCTCAACTAATACTTTTGAGTATTACCCCGCAGGGGGAGGAGGGAGAGTTCACGGAACGAACTTTGATACGATGCCAGAACTTATCAAGATGAATGTCAGGGACGGATCTCCTGATGGTAAGGTGCTTGCTCAAGACCTCCTTACTATGTTTGGGGTTAAGCCAGGAGAAGACTCCTATACCGTATTTTTAACTAACGAGACTCATGCTTTCCCAGCTAATTCAGCGGGAGTTGTAGCGCCGTCAGATTTACCATTTGGATCCACAGAGACGAGGTTTCTTAAGGGGAAGGTTCCATATAGCTATGGAACGGGCCCGAATACTTACACTATTTCAAATGTTGAATTGCATAACATCGCCTTTTCTCCCGCAGACGGAACTGCCGCTGGCACTAATAGAAAGTTTACTCCAAGCTCTATAACTTCAAACATAGGCTCTGGGGTTTTTACGTTTAAGGATAATGCCAATAACCTAACTTTTGATAAGGCTTACACTTTTACAAAATCGTTGGATGGGGCAAGCGGAGAAGATGGAAAAACTGGGATGTCCCCAGTCTACAGAGGGAACTGGAAAAATGCTGAATCTTATTATGGAGACCCAGCTGGGAGGAGGGGGGATGTTGTCTACTATACGGGGACAGATTCGTATTACATAGCCGAACTTAGCCATACTAGCAGTGAACCTCCAAGCGCAGATAAAAGACCTAGCGCCTCAAGTATATACTGGAATCAATTTGGCGCAACATTCGATAGCGTCGCAACTGACCTACTATTATCTAAAGACGTTTTCGTCACCAACGAGCTCGTAATGGGAGAGTATGACGCGAATAATCCGAGCCAAGGAGATGGCGGAACATTTAGAAGCGCAAACAAAAAAGAATTCGGAAGGGGTACAGGGTACTTTTTTAAGCATGGGGGACATAAAGATTATGAAGCTTATGTTGGAGGAACGTTTACTGGCGAACAAGATGTATATGGACTAACTACAGGATCTTATGTTGGGATAGGATTTAGCGGTTATGGTCAGCCTGGAGAATCCGATGATCCGAGCGTGGGTTCGAATGGCGGCCATTATAATTATGATTTATCCTATGCGTGGGCGAATTATGTTTTAGGGGGAAAGAAATCGGTTGGAGCGTTTGGGGCTGGACTCAGTTTATTTGATTGGGGCAGAACTCATTATTGGAGTTATTATAACGAATATAATCAGGGCGTTTCTAGATATATGCCCTTACATACTGGGGTTAAATTTGACATAGGGCATGATCATATATCTGAACACATGACCTTGTTTGATGGCATCTCTGGGGCTCTCAGGAAAGATTCGTATATTCGCTATGACGGAGCCAGGGGGAAGGTTGAAATAAAAGGAGCTTTTCAAAACAACTCTATTCAGGATTCGTCTATTGGGAGCAATATTACACAACTCCTTGAAAACAATTCTGATCCATTGGCTACGTTTATTGGCGGAGGATACAATAACGAAATTCTAATGACCCAGGACGGGCTTGGTTATGATAGCGTAGGCTCTTCGATTGTTGGCGGCGGATCAGGGGTTATCCAAGGAAGGTTCTCTTTAATTGGTAATGGATTTGGAAATGAATGTTACGATAACTTTTCGGTAATTGGAGGAGGGCTTTATAATACTATGCCCGCGAAAACCCCAAGTAATGAAGGGGGGAATTTCATTGGGGCAGGATCTTATAACTCAATAAGCGGGGCAAGTTTCTCTTCTATCATTGCGGGGACAGCTAATTCCATACAAAGGTCTAACAGCTCTTCCATTGGAGGCGGAAATAATAATTTTATTATCGGCGAGTCTGGCTCTGTCCGATTTGATGAAGATAATAGCCCTATGGGGCATAGGTTCCTTGGGCATTTTGGCGCTAAGGAAAGCTTGGGGGTTAGTAGTGAAGCTCCTGGCTGGGTAACGGGAATGTGGTTTCCCGCTTCTGGCAGTCGGGCTGGGGTTCAAAATTGGGGAAATGATATGTGGGCTGGAAACCAACTAAGGGGATTGGCTTCATCTGCATGGGCCTACCATTCGGACTTTAGCTGGATCTATATTGCTGAAAATACTTTTACTGGACAGGCTTATTCAACTTCCGCAATGAACGGTATGACGATTTGGTTACAAGATCCAGTTGCGACGTCCCCCGATGCAGGCCCAGGGTGGTGGCACTTTTATAGAGAATCAGGGATATTTAATGGCTTAACCCCATCTCACTCACATTGGGTTTTCGAACACCCCTCATACGCCCCAGCGCAAAACTGTAATACGGGAGAAGGGGTACTTGCTTATTCCTATGGGGAAGAAAAGTATTATGCCCTACAGGCGGGGTCTGATGGTAAAGTTTATTGGAATGACCCGCTATCTCCATACCCCAAGAACAACTGGCAAGTATTCTGTAACTAAAGTGTAATATATTGTATGAGCGAAAATCCTACATTCATTGGTATAGACCAAGGCCCCTTTGGTGATTATTATAACGATACCAACGCTATATTGTGCGGACAAGACAACACTATTGAAGGCTGCCAAAGATCCACCATCATTGGCGCTAATAATTATTTGAGCGGGACATATAACTGTCATGTTATTGGTGATTATATAGGCACGATTTATCCCGCAACAAGCAACGCTCTTCATGTTGCTACCCAGAATGGGTTATTTTGTTATGGGGACGTTGTGTCGTTTTCTGCATCGGATGAAAGACTAAAGGATGATATATCTCCAATCAAGGACCCCTTAAGCAAGGTAACATCCTTGGACGCTATAGAGTTCAGGTGGAACTCGAAACAAGAGACTCACAAGGGTCGGGATATAGGTCTCGTAGCTCAGCAGGTCGAATCTATTGCTCCAGAAATCGTATCCGAAAGAATGGATGGGTATAAGGGAGTCAAATATGAAAAGGTGGTGCCTCTACTGGTTGGGGCAATCAAGGAACAGCAGAAAATAATAGAGTCTCTGGAGGGAAGAATAGAAGACTTGGAATCTATTCGTTAATTAATTTCATTAATACCCTAGATTCTATTGCGGGGATATCCGAAAAATCATTCCACTCCTTAACTGCTGGATTTTGATATTTATTTGATTTCCACCAATCCCTTAGCACGACCTTAAACTCTTCAAAGTTGGAACAATTTAATTTTTCTTTAGACGCAGTCAGGAGCATGCCTTCTGGGGTTAGTGCCGCCCCAGTTGTAACTCCAGAAAAGTTGCTCTTTGAATTTGATTTGTCTATTTCGTCGTCTCCGACAATGTGGACGTTTAAAAAATTCCTGACGCACCTTACGAAGGCTCGATTGCATGCAATAGTTTCTAGGAACTTTGTTGCGAAACTACTAGTGTTATTTAGGGTTGCATTTGCGACGTCTTGAAACGCAATGGTTCTGCTTCCTGTTTCATAATTTGCTGTGAAGCAGATGGTGCAAGTGACCGCAACGTGATCGCTTTCGCATTTTTCCATGTTATAGCTAACCGATGAAAATCCGCGCAATCGTGCGAGCTCTTTGATTCCTCCAAGTTTAATTAGTAATTGGTGGTCTTTTAGTCCCTCTATGGAGTTTGGCACGTCCTTCTTCCGCCCTTCAAACCAGGAGCGATTTGGGAATAATTGATCATCCTTGATCATAGCCCTCCAGTTGACAGATCCGTCTTCGTTGAAAATATAGCTTGCATTAACTAATAGCCCGTACTGGTCTCGCCTATACTTTTGGGGACCCTCTAGGTTGGGGTTGTCTGCGACCTCCGCTTCTTTTACCCATGGAACTTTCGTTAAGGAGTCGCCCTCTCCGTTGGCGACTGCTTCAATTGTGACGCTATTATCCGACGAGCTCTCGCTCTTGTTTTTGCTCCCTTTTGGTCTTCCCATTTTTCTCTTCTTTGTTGTAAAGTTTTAGTGTGTTGATCTCTTCCCAGAATTCTGGACAATCGATAATCTTCTCATCTGTTGTTTGGGGTATGTTTCTAAGCCACGCGGCCTTACTTGAGTACTTTTGTCCACCTGAGTATAATGTTCTTGAATTTTTATACCTTGTATTGTCGCATATTTCGATGCAGTTGTCAAGATCTTTTTTTGTTTCATTTTTGATGAGCGCAATATTCCAGTCAAAAAGGTGTAGTCTAATGTCTTTGATTTTATCCTCATCTTTCGAGAAGATTTGAGTTTTGATCCCAGCCCTGTTCAGGACCTTGAGGTATGTTGGGTTTGTGTCCATGGATGCTTCGTAGTTGATTTGAATAATATTACTCTTTATCATTTGCAGATATTTAATTTGCATAGGCTCCTTTAGGAAAATGTTTACCTTTCTGCCGTAACCCCATCTCGCTATGTTCTGTTCGTCAAGGCATTCGTTTCCTAATATATTGACTGGTTGACCGCCGAGGAAATCAAGAGGCATAACGAAATTTGGGACAATCGCGACAGAGGGGAGGTGGTACTCTTTCCCTATGTGCAATGTTTTAGGTAGGGGGGTTTTGGGGGGACTTTTTAATAGTTTGAGCACTGCCCCCGCTATGTCTTCTGGTTTAATCTGATTTACGGATTTAGGGTTTTCTTCTGAAGAAAACGAAGGTTTTGTTTTTGACCTGTTTGGCTCTAGTAGGATTTGTTGGGACTTGTCTCCCCAGTAGGGTCCACAGCACTCCTTGAAGAGGACGCTGTACAGCGCCACGATTTTCTTATTGAATCCGCTCGCCACGTGGACGCCGAAGGAGTCGTTTCCCAAGTGTAATGTTGAGTTCTGTATCAAATAGCAGACTTGTTTTAGGTTGGTTGCTCCATTATAGTGGATGCATCCATTTATCCTTCTATCTTCCTCCCCTCCAATTTGTATGATGTCTATACCTTGTTCGTTGAGGTTGGGAAGGAGGAGATCTACTACGTCGTTATAGTAGTCGTAGTTCTTGGACGCCATTCCGCTGCTAGCGTGAAGGGTAATGTACTTATCTGACGGAACTGGATAAAAACAAGTCTCTATAGATGGTTGATCTATTTTAACTCCGCAAGAGAGAGCGTACTGTTCAATTAGGTGCATAAATCGAATTGAAGTTTATCTTTCCCGTTATGCATATAGTTAAGAATCCTTTGTGTTCCTATGAAAGGAAGAAAGGCTATCTCGAAGTATCCCTCGTGCTCTCCTTGCCCTTCCATTGTTGGCAAGTTGTCTAAGTGGCTAGAATATGGGATCGTTTTGAATATGTACGGATTCCCTTCTAGAATGTGAAAATACTCTGGTTTCGTAGCGAAATAGATATTGTACTCTGGATAAGTTTCTTTTATGTTTTTAAGAAGAGCTGTACATAGGTAAACGTCTCCAATGCTTTGAGGCATGCTTATTAATAGCCTTCTGCCTTTGTCGTCCTTTCCTAAAATATCATTAAAGTCTATTGATCGATTCTTTTGGTTGTCTTCCAGAGCGACTTGCTTGAAGTAGGCCAACACGTCCCCTCTGTTGCTATCTTGGGAAAGTCTATTCATCCAGTGCTTGTGACCATCTTCACTCTTGTCTACTTCCATATCTAAAATATTTTTGTAGAGATCAATAAGCCACTCTGCATCGTTTTCTATTTTTGGAGGATTGTATTCTGGGTTTTTGAGTTTCCCTGTGAAGTCGAAGTCCCAATCGATTTCTGGCAGAGAGTCAATGAGTTTCTCTAGTTTTGTGCATACTGCCTCTATGCTGTAGTTATCTATAACATATTGTCTGGCCTTCCTTCCTAGTTCGGTCCTCTTGGAGGGCTTCATATTATAGACTTTTTTTAATTGTTTTGCTATGCTGGAGGGGCTGGTACTAGCCTTAATGAATTGGGTTCCTGGCTCTCTGTATTCTGACCAATCTAGAGGCAATCCTCCGCTTTCGTTGGAGCACCCCTCTTCTCCGCAGCTATAGTTTGTAACAATCGTAATTAGCTCCGTAAGCTTTGCCTCCTGTACGGGAATCTCCTGCCCTCCGCTAGTGAAGGGGTGACAATAAACGTCCATGAGATTATATATCTGGTTTAGCTCGTCTTCTGAAACCCCCACCTTTACGTTGGTAGTGACTTGGGACCCTTTCGCTCCACAAAATCTACAGTCCTGGTTTTCTCCCGACTCTTTAACTTCTCCAGCAAAGCTTTTGATTTCATATTCTTTACAATTTTGACAAACATAGGTTGTAAGGATACTGGAGGGGTCTAAGCCTTTTTCTTGAATTAACCTAGGAATGTCCCAACCTTCTTGCCAGTGGGTGTGTAGGAATAGCTTGGCTCTGCTTCCTGGGTTCTGTTGTAAAAACAACTTGAAGCCCTCTAGTAAATTTGGGACGCTTTTTCTGAGTTGATTTCTGAAAACGAATCCAATAATAAACTCGTCTTCAGGTATCGAATATTTCTCCCTAAGCTTCTTTCTCGACTCATCTTTTAGTCTGTGGTATACTCCTGTGTCTACTGCTCCGTGTAGTGTTTTAACGTGATCGTGCCCCAGTTCTTTTAGGGCTCTCTCCGCGAAAGACGACCAAACATAATAGTGTTTAATTTTCGAGGCTACTTTTTCCGCTTCTGGAAGAATGGGGAGGCTGTCTAGCGTTGTCCATATCATGGAATTGATCTTGTTCCACCATTTTTTATCTGTATACCCACTGAACCCCCAAATGTCTTCAATTCCTATATACATATCTGGCTTCTCCTCTTTTATTATTTGGTCTATCATCTGTGCACCATAACCAGCTTGCCTGCCTAAGTTTGGGTCTTGATTAAGTTTTCGAAGGAGTCCTGGGTCATTAGGAAGAGACCCTTCGCACTTCCAAGGGAGCTTTTTAAGCTCTGGGTCGCCCCAGTGCATTCCGTTGGAAAATTCTACAATATCATACTTGCCTGTTTTGTGCAAGTGGATTAATATGTTTTTTGTATGCTTACCGAAGCCAGTGAAGGCCTTGCAGTGATTGCTGTGAATCAACAGCTTTTTCTTTTTCATTAAAACGGAACATCGGATGGGGGTTTGTAGGGCTTCGTGTCTTTGGCTGGTATTTTTTCCATGCCCATTTCTGTGGATTTCTTATTTTTGTGTAGTTTAATTTCCTCTCTGCGGCGATGCTTGTACAGCTCATGGAGAAAGAACTTTAGAAACTCCGAAAGCGTTTCTACCTCTCCAGGCTCTAGGGGGATCCTGAAGGTCTGATTGCCGTTTCTGGTAAAGACTGCCCCGAATGCAGGAAC